CTATCTTTTACAATAGCACCGGCACCGCGTGTGATACCTTGAGCGAATGGATTCGCAACCATGCCGTAGCGGGTTTTGAAACCAATCTTTGGTGCGAAGCTGTCTTGATCGACAGCACGAACCATTTGTAGAGGAACATATGGGCAATAGAATAGACCAGCATCAAATGCGCTCGAACCTTTGTAACCAATAACCATGTAGTTACCAGTTGCATATGGATCGATATACACCTTCATACGACCATTCAGAACGCCAGCGAATGTGTTGCCTGTATCGTCAACTTGCAGGTTGTTGCTGTTCAGAGCAGGAGTGTAGTCCAGAACACCAGCCATTTGCAATGCAGATGCTACATCTGAAGAACAAATGATGATGTTACCTTTGCCACGACGTGTGTCTTTAGCAATTTGGTTAGCTTCGCGTTCGATTTGGAACATTAAGCCTTTAAACTTCTCAACTGACCAACGACCGTTAGCATCAACGTCTAAGTCGAAGATACCAGCAGTAGTTGTACCTGTATCACAACCTTGTTTAGCTGATACGGCAATTGTACGAACAACTTCACGGTTGATTTCAGCAAGGATCTCACCAGTCAGAATGTTTGACAATTCTGTTTCAGCGTCAAGACCATGAATTGCTTTCAAGTCTTGTGCCAATTCCATTGTGTATTCTGCTTTCAGAGCACGTGATTGAGCAGTTACAGTAACTTTCTCAATTGTGAAGCCCATTTGTGGGAAAGCAGTATTGCTTGTTGTTCCCAAAGCTTCGGCTTGTGCTGTTGACATACCACCAGCGTAGTTGTATACACCAGTAGAAGCCAAGTTAATTGTCTGGCTTGTTGTACCAGGAACTGTACCAACTTGCTTTAGACCAATTGTGTTGGCACCAGAAACAACAGATGAGAACTCGGTGTTAACTTCGTTGTAGAATGTTTCTGCAACGTTTGCAGAAGTTGTATTGCCATACTGAGCGCGCATAGCAAAGATCAAGCCTGTTGGGCCTGTCATTGGCTGTACACCGCAAATGTCATAAGCAATCAGATTAGGCATTGCACGACGAACCAGGCTGATAAGCACAGGGTCGAAAGTTGCAATATTACCAGCGCCACCGGAAACACCAGCATTGATAGGAACAGGCGACTCAGACAGGAACTGGCTACCAGCGGACTGGTTGCTTGCTTCCATCAAAGCTTTTTCTGTGTTCTCAAGCAATGTAGCAATAACGCTACGCTTGTGCGTGTCCTTAATAGGACTTAGGTCTTCGTGGTTCAGTACTGGAGCCCACTTTTGTTGAATTTCTTCATTAAGGTACATTTTCTCTATCCCCTTCTTGGTTTAGTTAATTGGAATGATTATATTTATATTTGCTTATTTTTTAGCCGTTCTGGAAATAGCTTGTGCATAAAATGACACAGGGCTATTTACAGTTGCTTTTTGTGGCTCTGCATTGTCTTCTTCGATTTGCTCAAGAAGATTTTGCTTTCCAGACTTCTCAACAGGGAAATAATTTTCCTTAACGAGTTCTAGTTTTTTGCGATAGTTTTCTGCTGAATCAAATTCAACACCTTCCGCAAGGGCAACTAGCTTTTCTGCTTGTGTAGCAGCGAGTCCTTCTGTCACATTAGCAAGAATCTTTTCACGAGTTGATTCACTCAATTCACCTTTCAGTGTCATGTTTTCTTCCATGACTTTATCAAGGCGAGACTGAATATCTTCTACTCTTCCTGTCAAGTCTTCGACAATGTCGAATTTCTCTTCGGGAACGGAAATGTAGCTCTCTTCAAACAAACCTTTTAGTTTTGTAATGAAGTCTTCTGTAATTTCAGATTTCAGAGTGTGCTCAATAGCAATTTGGTTCTCTGCCATCCATTGCTCAACCACATACTCCATGTACTGGTCAATCTTAGATGTTAGATCTTCTGAAAGTTTTTGTGTTTCTTCTTCAAGAGCAGTATTGTATTGCTCTTCAAGTTGTGTGATCGCTTCGTTAACTTGAGCTGTTACTGCTGCTTCAAAAATAACTGTAGCCTTCTCTTTGAAGTCTTCAGATAGATCTGAACCACTGAACATAGCATCAACGTCTTCTTTGACAGACTTCATACTTACAGTAGCTTTGTTGCTACCAGCAGTATCTTTTGTTGTCTTGACATTGTTCTCTGTGCTTGTCTCTTCTTCACCTTCACCAGGTGTGATGTGAGCGATTCTATTCATCGATTCACCATTACCTAGGTTAGATGCTGGCAGAGTTGCATTCTTAGCAACAGGGTCAGTTGTATGGGCAACACCAGTAGCTCCGCCACCAGTTTGGATCTTTTCGTCCAGTTGTTTTTCTTTAACGGTCATTTAAGGCTCCTTTGACTTTTATTTATTTATAAAATTATCTTTTCGAAAGGTCTTTGAAGAACTGATTAAATACTTTAATTGCAGTTTCTTCGGATATTTTTTGGCGGGCACCATGATTAATTTCTTGTTTATATTGTTCGACACGCTCTGCTTTAAGAAGACCGTTGTCCCATACCCACTCAACACCTTCCATAATACCACGCACAAATGCGTCAGGAGCGGAAGGATCAGCAACAATATCTCCAGCAGTAGCTAGATGAAAGTCATCTTGTACTTCCATGATACCATTACTATTTTCTTTAATACTACCCATACCACGAGAAGAGATACCAAGCGAAGCACCTTCACTTACTAACCCCTTGACAATGTTACCCATTGGGGTATCAAGCACCTTTGCTTTACCCATGATATTATTGCCTTCGCGATATAATTTCTTGAACATAATACATGCACGCTCAAGATTAATTGTTGGACCAGAAGGATGTCCTAATTCACCATATGCTCTATTCTTCATCACATACTGTTCGTTGTAACGATTCATTTCTTTTTCAAGCGTATTAATCTTATACATGCGACCGTTGCGATTCTCTATTTCGCCTTGCATGATGATACCTTCAATAAAGACGTGCTTCTTGCCTTCTTTTTCTTCAATAATATATTTTACGTCTTCGTTTAATTCGGTAATTAATTTCATGATTGGCCTCAACGGTAAGCTACAGGAACGGCACGTATTGGCCCACCAGTTTGTGTTACAGCAAGAGTGTCTGTTGGTTCTTTAATTACGACATAACTTTCAAAACCAGTACCGTGATGCCCTAACGTAAATATAGCCTTTGTTGTACCATTTGCCCATGCTTGTGTAATGTTGGCGGAGTTGGCGCCATCAAGATTCACTAATAAAACAAGTGGTGCGCTCGCTACATTGTTCGCTGTTGTTAAAACAAGTTGCGAACCAATAAATTTCATTACATCAGCCATTTAGGACCTCCTTGGTAATCTCAGCAACTGCATCATAGTCCTCAGCTTCGATTAGCTCGATAAAAACTTGTTTATAATTGTCGTCTAACACTTCATAAACGCTTACTACCTGGCTACGAATATCTTCTGCAAATACGTTAAACAAATCATCTGCTTCTTCAACTACTTCAGTAGAGTCTAAGTGCTTTTCGCCAAGTACTTGCTTAAGTGTTTTTGACTCATACACTTTCTGATCTTCACCAGGATTGTATCCATGTCCTTTTGAACGATCATGCGGCTTAATATTTGTTGCGCGGAAGTGATCATCACCGTTACCATTGACATCGTCCGTCTTTTTGATAACATGCTTGTCCATAAAACGCTTTTCATCCTTTGTCTTTGGGACATAGGCTGTCACCGAGTCAGGCTCGACAGGCGAAGATGGAGTAGGGACTTCAGGCTTCTTCAGTTCCAGCAGCTGCTTCAGTGTTTTCATTCGGTTCTTCCTCTTGTTCTTCCGATGCTTCCGCATCAGCGTCTTCGTAGTTAAAATAATTCTTTGCGACTTCTATCTTTTTTGCTTCAATAGAATCTGCGATTTTATCTAATACAATTGATGCAAATGCTGATTGGAAGTCACTAGGACTCTCTGCACGTGCAGCATTAATCATGTCATCAATTGTGTATTGTTTTTCACTCATATTTTCTCCAATTATTTAGTTGAATTGTTC